CTCATCGGCTTGTAAGAAGCTATCTTCCCAGAATAAAAAAGTTGAAGACCTTGAAAAGCTCTTAAAAACAGAGCAAGAGGAGGCTAGACGTTTATCTGAAGAAGTTATACCAACGCTTATGCAACAAGCAGGTGTTTCTTCTATCAAATTAGAAGACGGTTCGTCTGTTACAGTTTCTCCTTACTACTATGCAAAAATCCCTGAAGATAAAAAGATCGAAGCTTTTAAATGGCTACGAGATAATAATCATGGGGATCTGATCAAAAACAATGTATCAGTATCATTTGGTAAGGGTGAAGATTCTGACGCGGTTAAGTTAAAAGCCGAGTTAGAAAAACAAGGTCTTGTCGTAGACCAAAAACAGGACATCCATTGGCAGACTCTTCGAGGATTTGTTAGAGAACAAATGGAGAAGAATCAAAATATACCATCTGAAATGTTTGGATTGTATGTTGCCAATAGAACAAAACTAACAACTAAAACCTAACGGAGGACACATGGCAAACGGAAAAGCCAAAGCTGTTGCAACTAAAAAAGATGCTCCAGCACCAATGCTAGCAAACTTAGAAAAGTTTGCAGGCGCAGGAGCGGAAAACATTACGTCAAAAGATGTATCGTTACCGTTCTTAAAAATACTTACCAATAATTCACCACAAGTAACTCAAGGTGATGCAAAATTTATTGGTGAGGCAAGACCAGGAATGGTTATTAATTCTGTCTTAAACAAGCTCTATAATGGAGCAGACGGATTTAAAGTTGTTCCTTGTTTTTTCAAATTCGAATATGTGGAGTGGGCTGACAGAGGAACTAAAGATTCTTTAGCACCTGTTAATTCATATCCTGCTGATTCGGATATCATGACAAAAACAAAACGGGGAGATGATCGTAAAGATAGATTATCAAATGGTAAGTATATCGAGCCAACTCACTATCATTATGTAATGATGGTAGATGAGAATGATCAGCCATCTGAAACTGCAGTAATTGTAATGAAAGCTACTCAGGCGAAAAAGTCTAAGAAGTGGAATTCAATGATGCTTTCTCAGAGACGTAAGGGAGCAAAAGGCTTCTTTCAACCACCAACATGGTCTCAAATCTATACCTTGAGCACAGTGTTAGAAAAGAACAATCTTGGTTCTTGGTATGGTTGGGAGATTAACCATGCTAAAGATATTCCTAATGACACGTTATTAAATGCTGCACAAACATTTTATGAAACGTGTAAAAAAGGAAATGCTAAGGTTAACCTTACGGACGAACAACAAGAACAAACTGGAACTAAGCAACCGTTCTAATGAGTTCACTGAATTTTTTTAGTCAACTATTTGGCGGATTAAAATCAGCATATGGTACCTACGAGCTCAATGGGGCTCGTAGGTCCGATGGTAAAGCTGAAGGTAAGGCTTTGACTAAAAAAGGTGAAGTTACTTTAGAACTATTCCAAAAACATTTAGACGGTGAATTAAGTTTAGGTATTGTTCCTATCATGGAGAACAATAACTGTAAGTGGGGATGTATTGATGTTGATGAATATGCAGGATTTAATCCCTTAACTATTATAAAAAAGATTAGAGAATTAAAATTACCTTTGTTTCCATATCGATCTAAGTCAGGTGGATTACATATTTTTTTACATATCGATGGTGTGATACCTGCTACTGATATGATTGATAAGCTAACTGAGTTAGCAAGCAGATTAGGACTTGCTGATTGTGAGATATTTCCAAAACAAAGAACGATTAACGTAAAGCTAGGTACGATTGGTAATTGGTTGAACTTGCCATACCACAATGCAAAACTTACAACACGTCATGCAATAGATGACAACGGCCACTCGATACCAATAGAAGATTTAGAGAAAGCAGTAAAACCTTATCACATAAAACCTGAAGAATTTTATAAGATCAAAGTAGAAGAGTATAAAGATGAAGACGAATTGTTTGCAGAATATCCTCCTTGTGTACAAAACTTTGTAAAGAATCCTGTAGAAGAAGGACATCGTAACGAAGCTTTATTTAATGTTGGAGTATGTATGCTCAAGAAACATGGTAAAGATGGTGCATGGGAAGATGAACTTGGTGAGATAAACAAAGGATGGGGTAAACAAGCTTATCCTGCTGCAGAACTAAAAGCCACTGTAATAAAAAGTTTGAGTGGAGATAAAAATTATAATTACAAATGCCAAACGGATATAGCTAGAAAGTATTGTAACCAAGGTTTATGTATGAAACGTAAACTCGGTATTGGTAAAAACAACTATAGTTTTACTGTAGACTCCTTCCAAAAGATAAATACAAAACCACCTAAATACATTTTAACAATAGATAAAAAACCTGTAAGACTTACAGGGCAACAACTTTGTCAGCAACAATTATTAAAAACAGAATTGTTTGATTCGGATATTGTTTGGAAAACAATGGAGAAAGAAGCTTTCAATATGTGGCTTAACTATCTTAAATCAATGCAAACAGATGTAGAGGGCTACGACTTTACTGATGATGATAAGGATGAGTTTCAATATCTATTCAGACACTTTCTTGACGATAGCCAAATTGCAGATGACATCAGCCAAACACAAACAGATTATGTATTTCAAGAAAATGGTTTTGTTTATTTTAGAGCAGAAGTATTCAAAAGATTTTTAAAGAAAGATGGTAACAATCTTAAACGTGACGAAGTAAAAGAATTATTAATCGATAATGGTGCAGAGTATGTAAGAGGCCACAACGGCTACAAAGCTAGACTTTGGAAAGTACCTAAGCCTGAACAAGAGGATGTAAAAGAACGTAATGTCAAATTCAAACGAGAGCTACCAGGCTTCGACCCAGACGCTAAACAAAACATTTAAGATTTTTGGCCCACCTGGAACTGGTAAGACAACAAGACTAATTAAAATTGTAGAAAAACATTTAAGACTTGGTGTGCAACCTTGGGAAATGGTTTATGTATCTTTTACAAACAAAGCCATTGATGAAGCTGTAGATAGAGTATTAAAAAAATTTAAATCATATAAGTCAGATGACTTTGGTAACTTTAGAACAATACATTCTTTTTGTAAAAAAGCTTTTACTAACTTACCTGTATTAGATCCAAAGGTAGATATGCTTCAGTTTCATACACAGTGGGGAACAATAAGTGCAAATTTTTCTGAGGATGATGCAAACCATAAAGTATTTAATAACTGGTCACTTAGAGTCTATGACAAAGCTAGAAACATGATGGTTGATCCTGTTGCTTTGTATAAAGCAGAACCTATGAAGAAGGTAAGACTACAACAATTTACAGACATAATTAGAAACTACATAAAATTTAAAAAAGATCATAAAATGGATTTTACTGACATGGTAGAAAAATATGTAAATGAAGTAGATCCTGAATCCTACAAAGTTTTTATAGTTGATGAAGCACAAGATCTAACTCCTCTACAATGGTTGTTTGTTGAGAAGGTAGCTAACAAAGCTAAAAGAGTATATCTAGCTGGTGATGATGACCAAGCTATCTATGAATGGAACGGTGCCAAAGTAAGATGTTTTTTAGATTTTCCAGGTAAGGTATTTGTTTTAAATAAATCATATCGATTAAATAAAACTATATTAGATTTTTCAAAGGAGATATTAACTTTTATAAAAGAGAGACAACCAAAAGAATTTGTATCTGTTAATGATTCAGAAGGTCATATTCATACTTATGGTAGATTTAACGAAATACCTTTTGATGATATTAAAGGTAGTTGGTTTATTTTAGGTAGAGTTGGTGACAACGTAGAAGAACTCAAGCAATATGCAAGACAAAAGGGCTTGTATTTTCAAGACATGAAAGGCAATAAATCATTCAATATCAATAAGTGGAATGCCATAAATTATTGGCAGACGCTTCTTGCAGGCGAATCATTGATTCGTGAGCAGGTAGGTATATTATACGATTTTATTGATGAAATAAAAAAAGGCTGGCGTAAGATAGATAACAAAGCTTGGGATGCTATCCATCCGAATCAGCCGTTAGATCTAAAATTTCTAAAAGATAATTGTGGTCTTCAAACTGAACATACAGATTGGTGGAAAGTTTTGAATAGAAAATTTACTACTAAAGACTTGGATTATTTTGAGAATATGTTAGTAAGAGGAGTACAATTAAATGACAACGCAAAAATTATTATCGATACAATCCATTCGGTCAAGGGCGGAGAGGCGGAAAACGTTCTACTTTACGAAAAGAGTAACTGGCCATCTAATTTCGCATCTAAAAATGGGAAGGATAAAATGGCCGAAGCACGTGTTTGGTATACTGGCGTTACGCGCAGTAAAAAATCCTTACATATCCTCTCTACTGATCATACATATTATTTTCCTCTTGGGCGTATCGCATCTTATTTCAGAAGGAAGGTTTTAAATGGTAGATAAAAGTGATTTAGAAAAAGCATTTCCACAATCAAGGCAGGTAGGTGGAAGCCACTATAAAAATTTTCACATTCAGCCTTATGAGTTTATTTCAAAAAATAATCTTTCGTTCTTTCAAGGCTGTGTTGTGAAATATGTTTGTAGGTATTTGTTTAAAAACAAAATAGAAGATTTAGAAAAAATTATACATTATTGTGAGCTAGAGATTCTTAAATTAAAAGATACTAAAAAGAAATGAAGTTAGCTACAATAAAACAAATAAAAAATTATATAAATTCTGATCCATCAACATGGAAACAGAGAGATAAGGATTTAAAACATAAAGACAGAGAAGATAATTTTATGTTTAAAGCTTATTATCGAGTTATTATTAAATATCTTCAAATAAGAGAAGAGAGAAAAGAAATAAAAATTCTTGAAAAAACAATTAAGTGGTTTGAAAGACAAATTAAACTTAAACCTCATGATTCCGATTGGATGCACACAACCATCAAAGGTCTAAAACATAGAATAAATGTTTGGGAAAACGATTGGTTTGATGGAGAAAAAAATGACAACTGAACTTGTATTCAATCAAGCGGAATCTGATTGGAACATCCCTGAAAGTTATCCTGATTTAACAACTAGATCTATTGTTGCTGTAGACTTAGAGACAAGAGATCCAAACATCAAAACAAAAGGACCTGGCTGGGCTACAAACGATGGAGAGATTGTTGGCATAGCTGTAGCTGCAGATGGATTTAAAGGTTACTTTCCTATTGGACATGAAGCTGGTGGTAATATGGATAAGAATATTACTATGAAGTGGTTCAAACAATTAATGGAATCTGATGTAGATAAAGTTTGTCATAATGCTTCTTACGATATTGGTTGGACAAGAGCACAAGGTATCAAACCAAAAGGTAAAGTCCTTGATACGATGGTAGCTGGTGCATTAATTAACGAGGATAGATTTAGTTATTCTTTGAATGCATTGTCATTTGATTATCTTGGTGAAGTAAAATCAGAAGCACAGCTAAAAGAAAAAGCAGAAGAGTGGGGACTAAATGCTAAACAAGATCTTTGGAGATTGCCATCTAATTATGTTGGCCCATACGCTGAACAAGATGCAGAACTTACACTCAAACTTTGGAATCGTTTTAAAGTAGAAATAGAGAAACAAAACCTATCTAGTATATTTAATCTTGAAACAACTCTGACTCCAATATTAATTGAAATGAGAGAACACGGTATACGTGTAGATTTGGACAAGGCTAATGACCTAAAAAAGCAATTTGTTAAGCAGGAGAACAAAAAATTAGCAGAGATAAAAAAGCTTTCTAACGTAGATGTAGAGATATGGGCAGCAGCTTCAGTTGCAAAAGCCTTTGATGCATTAAAGATTCCATATCAAAGAACTGAAAAAACAAAAGCTCCAAGCTTTACGACAAACTGGTTACACAATTGCCCTCATCCTTTAGCTAAATTAGTTAGAGAAACAAGAGAGATGAATAAGTTTCATTCAACATTTATTGATTCGATATTTAGATATGAACACAAAGGCAGAATACATGCAGAGATAAATCAACTTAAATCAGATAGTGGTGGTACAGCTACAGGAAGATTGTCTATGTCTAATCCAAACTTGCAACAGATACCTGCAAGAAATAAAGAGTTTGGTAAACAAATTAGATCTTTGTTTTTACCTGATGAAGGTAAGCGATGGGGTTCTTTTGATTACTCACAACAAGAGCCAAGACTAGTTGTACATTATGCAGCAAGCGTAGATTCTGGATTCGATGGTTCTTATGATCTTATAAAAGCATACGAAGACGATGATGCAGACTTCCACCAAGTTGTAGCCGATATGGCTGGTATCCCAAGATCGCAAGCTAAAACGATTAACCTTGGATTATTCTATGGTATGGGTTCGGGTAAACTAGCGAAGGAACTTGGTATTGAAGTTGAGCAAGCTAAACAAATTTTAGGTGAGTATAATGCTAAGGTACCTTTTGTAAAACAATTATCAAATAGATGTATGGCAACTGCAGATCGTAAAGGATGTGTAGTGACGATTAAAGGCAGACACTGTAGGTTTGATCGTTGGGAACCAAAGACGTTTGGTATCCATAAATCTATGACACGTGAGGAAGCTGAATCTAAATACGATAGAGGCATGATTAAACGTGCTATGACTTATAAGGCTCTTAATAGACTTATCCAAGGATCAGCAGCAGATCAAACTAAACAAGCCATGATAGATTGTTACAACAACGGCCACAGGCCACTGCTACAAATACATGACGAACTATGTTTTAATGTAGGTAAAGATGAAGATATTACAGAGATACAAAATAAAATGGAACATTGTTTAGATAATGTTCCTATGAAAGTACCAAGTAAAGTAGACGTAGCTCTTGGACAAAACTGGGGAGAAGCAACATAATGGTAAAACCAAAAGAAATGTTTAAAGTACAGGATCTTGCTCTAGGCAAGTGCCCTGAATGTGATCAATCAACTACCTTTACACCTACAGTTAGTAAAAATATT